AGAGAAAAAGAAAGCATTTAGTGCTTGGATGATTCAGCGTTATGTAAGCAGTTGTCAGGGTAAAGATGCAGCTCATTATTTGTATTTTACCAACCTGTTTGTTAACGATCACTTCATGGATATCAAGGATGTTGAACTGCAATGGTTGTTATTAACTGCAACGGGCACAGGCAAGGTGCAATTTCATCCTTATATTAAGCCCCCCAATGCTAGAAAGAAAAAGGATAAGGTTAGTGAATTTTTGTACAAACTGTATCCTCTTATAAAGAGAGATGAGATATAACTGTTAGTAGCCATTAACAGTAAAGAGGAATTAAAAGAGATCGCAGCAGCACATGGATACGATGACAAACAAATCAGAGACATCTTCGGCAAGTAAGTGTAAATGGTGCGAAAAGGATTTTCGTAACGAACGCACATTAATCGCTCATATGTGTGTTAGGAAAAGACGTTGGGCAGACAAAGATATGACACACTGCCGTTTAGGGTACAGAGTATTCCAGATGTTTTATGATATGAGTGTGATGAATAGTAAGCCAAAGAGCCTGGAAGATTTTATACGCAGTCAGTATTATGAGGGGTTTACAAAGTTTGGCAGAGCATGTATATTCAATGAGTGGTTATATCCAGAAAAATATGCAGAACACTTAATCAAGAACGGAGTTAAACTTGCAGACTGGAGTAAGGATAAGATATATGATAAGTATTTGCTAGAGTATGTGAAACGTGAAACAGGTTTACGTGCAATGGAACGTACTATAATGTATCTCACAGACTGGGCTACTGAAACAGGAAAACCCTGGCAAGATTACTTTAAAGTGGTAAGTACTAACAGAGCAGTATACGATATCAGAGCAGGAAAAATATCTCCCTGGTTATTATATTTAAGTGAGACTGGCGATCAATTGCTAACTAGATTCAGTGACGAACAAGTAAAAATGATTGATGAAATTAGAGAACCTAACTTTTGGTTAAAAATATTTAAAGAAAACACAACAGAAGTGGCCGAAGTACAAGACATGTGTGAAGCCGCAGGTATATAAAATGAAGCTTATAACAGATGAAGAAATAATTAAAAAACAACCAGACTATGTAAAACAGCAAGAGGATATAAATATAGGAAGCCAGTTTACACATTTGCCATGGAAACCGAACCTTGCCGCAAATCCTGAGCTCGATAATAATGTAATGAAAGCCATTGTGCGTTGTAGGAGATTTTGGGCGCCAGAGGAGAACATGCTTTATATTGACACTATGTTTAAAGAACATTTCGACAGTCATTATAAACTTAATTGGAACAGTAGGTGGTTACTTAGTATTGTTGACACTTACGCAGAATCAGGTAGTACACCTATAGAAAGGGCTAATGCGTTAATTGTTACTTCAATTATTACACATGCAAAAATCTTAGAAAGTTATTTGTTAATGGTTAACGATCCAACATTTAACAAGGAAAAATTCTTAGCATCCAAAAGTCAAACAAAACTTTGGGACGGATTCTTAACTGTCCAATTAGCATTTGATGATGTGATGAATAATTTTGCTATCAGAATGGAAAAGTCATTTATAGAAACTCCTATAATAGGTAAATTATTTAAAGAGTTACTAAAGAGGATAGTTGATTCGCGATGTGCTTATGGCATGACATGTATTCGACATAATTCATTCCTGTATGGGCTTGAGTGGGACGTTGATGATAGCAGGTCAGAATTTTTAAAAGAACATCCAGAATGGACATGGAAAAGATAAGGAACATAATATGGACTTAGTATCAGATAATTATAAAAAAGATTTAGAAAAACTCCACGAACCAGGTGACTGGGGAAGAACTAGTGAAAGACAGTGGAAGGAAATCAGTGACATTGTAGATGAATTTGGCTGTACCGGTTTTTTAGATTATGGTTCAGGCAGAGGCTTCCTTAAAAATATACTTGAGGTTCAGTATCCTGGTAAGTATACAGTAACATGTTATGATCCTGGTGTTACAGCATTTTCTAGCAATAACACACCGCATGATTTTTTAGTTTGTGTTGATGTCATGGAACACGTTGAACCTGAATTAGTCGACAATGTATTAGATGATTTACAGCGTTGTACACTTAAAGCAGGATTTATACAGATTGCACATTTTCCAGAAGTTCGTTTTTTACCTGATGGTAGAAACTTGCATTTAGTACAAGAACCACACACATGGTGGACTCCTAAAATTGAACAGCGATTTAAAATTGTGAGATCACAACCAGGTAAAGACCGTTCCAATTATGTTGTTGAGAAATTATAATGAATGTAAAACTAATTAGCTATAGCCAAACTCCATTAACGAACATAAATGACATCAATGATTACAACAGCGCATTGGACTTAATTGCTCATGCTGCCAGAGTAAGTAACCCTGACAATCAGAATAACAAAAAGACTAGTGCTAAACTGGTCAAGTACTTAATTAAACACAAGCATTGGTCACCTCTTGAAATGGTTAGCGCTTGTATGGAGATTGAAACAACCAGAGACATTGCTAGACAAATACTGCGTCACAGAAGTTTCAGCTTCCAGGAGTTCAGTCAGCGTTATGCAGATCCCACAAAAGATCTCAGCTTCGTGACCAGAGCAGCAAGACTACAAGATCCCAAGAACAGACAGAACAGTATAGAATCTGACAACGATGGTTTAGAGATTGAATGGCATCGGCGTCAAAGGGAAGTAATCAAAGCAAGCACAGACGCATACAACTGGGCTATCGAAAACGGTATTGCTAAAGAACAAGCCAGAGCAGTACTGCCAGAAGGCAACACAGTAAGCCGTATGTACATGAATGGCACACTACGCAGTTGGATCCACTACATTGATCTCCGCGGTGAAAACGGTACGCAAAAAGAACATATGGATATTGCTCATGCAGTAGGAAAAGTAATAGCAGAAATTTTTCCTCTCATGGATGAGTTAGAAACTTAACATGGCAATAGAACTTAGTCTACCTGCTGCATCTAAAGTAGAAACTTTGCTCAGTGACCTAGAGCAAGGAATGCATTTTCGTGTGTTTATAACAGGCGGTGGTTGTTCAGGGTTTGAGTATGGATTTACTTTTGATGAAGATCCAGAAGAAGATGATATTGTTATAGAAACTTCTGTGCCCATGTTAGTTGACAATCTAAGTTATCAATATTTAGATGGATCAATTGTAGATTATAGAGTTGACTTACAGGGTGCAAGATTTCTTATTGTAAATCCTAATGCAAAAACAACCTGCGGATGTGGAAACAGTTTTAGTATATGAAAATAACATTTAAACATTTAAAAACAGGCGAGACGGTAGTAAAAGATTGTAAAAAAATGCCCGATCATTTTAACAACCCAAACAGTGATAAAATGCTAGTTTGGAGTTATACTGATGGTTGTATTATGGATATAGAAAAGTCTACAATAATTAGCATAGAGGAAAATAAAAGTGGAAAAAGTAAGAAAAAACGTAAATGATATTATGGTTAAATTTAACTGGGATGAAACTGATTTAGTGATAGCTTCAGCGTCCATTAGTTTTGTTCTTTATGCTGTAATAGACTACTTGGTGTTCTGATGAGCTGGAGCTATAGAGTAGTTAAAAAAGAAGACATATATGGTATACATGAAGTCTACTATGATGACGATGGTAAGCCTGACATGTGCACAGAAAATTCAATCACAATGGATGCTGACTCTGCTGATGACTTAGAATGGATGATCAAGCAATTCAAAATTGCAATGAATCAACCTTGGTTAAACTACACAGATTTTTGCGAAGAAACAGATGACCCCACAACAAATAACTGAGCACAAACGCCAATGGAGACCTGGTTACGCTGTAAGATTACACAGCGATCTAGAAACTCGTGGCAAGGACTGGTGTAAGCGACAGTGTTCTCAAGAAGAATGGCATTTTCTGAAGTATACTAATGTATATGAGCATACATTTCAATTTGAAAATATAATGGCAGCACAAAATTTTGAAATGGAATTTGCCCCTTACACAAATCAATAACACAACAGGATACACATGAAAACAATACTAGTAACAGGCGGTGCAGGATTTATTGCACATCATTTTATAGACACAATTTTAAAAACAACCGATTGGCGCATAGTGTGCTTGGACAGATTGGATTACAGTGGAAACCTCAACAGGCTACATGAAGTTGTGTCTGCATATCCAGTAGAGACTCGCAAGCGTGTGCGTATTGTGCATCACGATCTAAAAGCAGAACTTAACCCGCAAATTGTTAGCACTATAGGCAAAGTGGATATTATTGCACACCTAGCAGCAGGCTCACATGTGGATCGCAGTATTAGTAATCCCATGGAATTTGTAATGGACAATGTTGTAGGCACCACAAACTTGTTAAACTATGCTCGTAACTTAGACAGTTTAGATCAGTTTATTTACTTCAGCACAGACGAAATATTTGGACCAGCGCCAGATGGTGTAAAGTATTCTGAAAACGATCGTTATAACAGTACCAATCCATACAGCGCAAGTAAAGCAGGTGGTGAGGAGATGGCGGTTGCATTTGAGAACACTTATGGCTTGCCAGTTATTATTACTCACACTATGAATGTGTTTGGTGAAAGACAGCATCCAGAAAAGTATATTCCCATGTGCATTAAGAGAACCAGAGATGGTGAACTTATCACAGTGCACAGTAACTCAGCTAAAACCAAAGCAGGTAGTAGACATTACATTCATGCTGAGGATGTTAGCAGTGCAGTAATGTTTTTATTGAATGCAGATTTAAGCAAGCTGGAACCAGACTATGGTAATGCAAAATGCCAGAAGTTTAATATTGTGGGTTCAGAGGAGTTAGACAATTTACAACTAGCACAGTTTATTGCTGATGTGCAAGGCAAACCTCTTAACTATGAGATGCTAGATTTCCACAGTGCTAGACCTGGACATGATTTACGTTATGCACTTAGCGGCGAAAAAATGGAACAAATGGGCTGGAAACCTCAACCTGTGTTTGATAGACTAGAGCAAACAGTAAAATGGACACTTGACAACAACCGATGGTTAGTTATATAATATACATATGAAATATGATTTTGATGTAGACATTGACTTAGCAGATCGATCTGAAATATTAAACATACTGGATCATACCCCAGCTAGTATATTAAAGGATGGCAAGTATACAAAACACAATACAGGTGTATACTTGCAAAATATTCCTGTAATGCCGTTGGAAGGATATAGTTCAATAGATCATAAACGTGCCGAAACAGAAGGCTGGTTTAAAGTAGACTTTCTTAACAATAGCATATACAAAGATATACGTAACGAAGATCATTTAGATACACTGCTAAACAGAGAACCTTTATGGGAACTGTTACAACATGGGGAAGTTGTCAACCAATTGTTTCATATTAATAAGTATATTGACTTAATGCAAGAGTATAAGCCTAGTAGCGTAGAACACTTAGCCATGCTGCTAGCAATTATCCGACCAGCCAAGCGACACTTACGGGGCTTGGACTGGTCAAATGTTACCAAAACTGTATGGCAAGCCCCAGTAGATAACTCCTACTATTTCAAGAAGTCTCACGCCATAAGCTATGCAATAGCTATTTGTGTTCAATTAAATTTAATTTGTGAGAAACTAAGTAGTTTTGCGGATTAGTTGGATACTGCGGCGTTTGATACGTTTCTTTAAAAGTGTTTGCATGCTAGTTACTGGACCAAAAAGTATTTTTACATCTTTGTTTGAAAATGTTTTGATACATTCCTTGAATCCAATCATTTCGTGCCTAAGAAAAATGTCAATAGGGATTTGCCGGTTACTTTCCCACCACCATAATTCTCCAAGTTCTAAGAATTTTTGTTTAAGATTTACTGAATGAATTGACTCTACGTCGTAAAATGTAGTAATTTGGTTATCTTGAT